AAAACAAAGAAACAGGAGTGCACGAATGACAAATGGGAACCATCTAAGACAACGCGAGACGCTAGAACGTATCAACAATCCCGATTATCTCGAGAGTATAAACAAGGATAAAGACCCACCAATGGAGCCCGCGCGGGCCTTGATGATCATGACTGGGGCGCTCAACGTCATCAGATTAACAACGACCGACCTACATCTACGCAAGATGTGTGAGAACGTACTGAGGTCAGCCGGTCAACTGATAGAGGTGGATGATGACGATAAATAGCAGGGACAAGGGAGCGCAGGGAGAGAGAGAATGGGCAGCTTACCTACGGGACTCCTTTGAGCTGCCTACTCGAAGGGGCTGTCAGTTTGCTGGCGGTCCCGACTCTCCCGATGTGGTTGGTGGGATCCCAGGTACTCATCCTGAGGTCAAGCGTGTAGAACGTTTGAACATCCACCAGGCGATGCTTCAAGCTATAGCGGATTGTGGCGATTTAATCCCATACGTTGCCCATCGTAGGAACCGTACAGAATGGCTTGTGACGATACGAGCCAAAGATCTAGAAGCATTTGGAGCAGCAGTATGCCGAACGATAAAGAAAAGCAACTGAGAAAGATGTATAAAGAACTTGCTGCACTTGCAAGCGAATCCATCGAGCGAGACAAGCAACTCGCAAAACTCGAAGCGGAAGTAAAAGCGATGCGTGATGAACACTTACGAGTCATTACAACACAACACGCTGCTGCTCATGCTCTTGATGCAACTCGACAATTCTGTGAGTTGGAGTTGATTGACGGGGAACATTCATTTGACACTGGTAGGCGTATTCGTGATTATATTGAAGGAGTTTGCAACAATGAAACTTAATAACACAACAATGATGATTAAAGGCATCATCCAAGAAAACTGCCCAGATGCCACAGAACCTACGTGCGTAAAAGCAGCGTTGGAGATTGTTGAGTTTCTGATGACCCCACCACTACGAACACTTACCCCACCAGCCACCCAACCACTCGATGAAGAGCGGGGCTGGGAAATGGATTGCAGCGGGGATGTGCCATATGTCGCTATCGGCAACGGTGAACCTGTGCCTGAGCATTTGCAACATTTATTCGTGCGCGGTGAAAGGCGAAATGTAAAGGAGTTTGATGATATTGATGAAAAAACTACTGAGCGATAGATTTTCTCGTATCGCTCATGTTCCCGAACGGGAAAACATATCAGATATGACATAATATGACGAAATATGACGAAAAGAAGTGTTACAGAACGCAGGTCAATATGTATCTTGAACCGACAATCCGTAACTGTGCCGTTATCGTGCCGTTATGCACCGTTTTTCGGTAAGTTTGCGACCTAAAGTAGAGGGTGTTTTAGTCAAAATATGACTAGAACTCACAAAAAACTCAACTTACTGAACGAAAATACTCAATGTCTTGAGTGAAAATACCTATGCGAATGTCAAGTAGAAAAAAAAATACCCCGAACTTCCACAACTTGGAAGTTACAAGTACAATACATCAACGGCAGACCATCATCTAATGCTGGGCATTCATCCCAGTAAGACCATCGCCAACAGTGGCTTGCGGTGGAATGTGGGTGGTCATCGGGCGACTAATGCGCCCCAATCCCACTGGTTAAAATCTCGGCTCTACAATGTAAGCCAGTTGTATCCGAGTGCTGCCTACACATCAACCGTTACCAAATGGTAACGTGTAATTGCTCAAAAATCCACTTTTACGCCTTGGGAAATAAGGTATACTCTAAACAGTGAAATACACGATAGAACTTGAGTACCAATTTGAATCGCTAAACACAATGATGCGAACACATTGGGCTGTGCGCAAAAAAAGGCAAGAAGAGCTGTGGGCAGCCGTTGAATACGCTGCAACGCTCCCAATACCTAGGTTCAAAGGCAAGACACGCCTAGCAATTACAAGGCAATGGGGCAAGAGGGGCAGGGCGTTTGATCCTGACAATCTGGTGGCATCTTGCAAAATGCTCATAGATTGCCTAAAAGAGCCAAAAGGACGAAGTACATACGGTCTTGGTATAATAAAAGACGATAGCGCAGCAGATATAGAACTGCTCGTAAGACAAGAAAAATCACCCGATGGCGTTCATCGGGCTATAATTGAATTGACACAAGGAGATACAGATGTCTGACGAAACTACACAAGAAGGTCAGGGAGCATCGGAACACACCGAGCCAACGACAAACGAAACGAACTTTTTGGATTCAATCCCAGAAGATTTGCGAGGGGAATCGTCCCTTGCAGATATCAAAGATGTGGCAGGACTAGCCAAGGGATATGTCCACGCACAAAAGATGATAGGTGCTGACAAGATAGTCGTTCCTGCATCAGATGCACCACAAGAAGAAAAAGATGCCTTCTTCAACAAACTGGGTAGACCAGAAAAAGTGGATGGCTACGAGTTGCCAACTGAAAATATGCCCGAAGTACCCATTGATGAGGGTCTGGTAGGCAAGTTTTTTGATGAGGCACACCGAATCGGGCTAAGTAAACAGCAAGCAGCAGCACTCATTAGGTTCCAAACTGAATCCATGCAAGATCAGATGGGTGAATACGAACAAGAAAACACGCAAGCCCTAGAGAACGCTGAAGCAGCCATGCGTAAAGAGTTTGGAAACGCCTATGAAGAAAAACTAGGAATGGCACAGCAAGCAGTCAAACAATTTGGCGGGGAAGAATTGGTTAATTACCTCAACGACACAGGTCTTGGCAATAGCCCAGAACTTATCCGCACCTTTGCCAACATAGCAAAAGTGGTTTCAAACGATGAGGTTCTTGGTGGTGGTGGTAGGCAATCGTTTATGTCATCACCCGCAGAAGCAAAACAAACCATTACAGACAAAAGGCGTGACCCTAACTTCATGGCGGCATATCAAGACAGCAACCATGTGGGACACAAAGAAGCGGTAGAGGAAATGGGTCGGCTGTACGAGAGCGCTTACCCAGATGCGGAATGACCCGCAGAATTACAGTACAACAGCAACGCAAGTGGCTGCAACAGACCTTGATGAACGCGGTTGAACCTGAAGATATGCAAGCGGTGGTTCAGATGCTTATTACAAGTGCCAAAAATGGCTCTATATCAGCAGCAAAAGAACTATTAGACCGTACCCTTGGGAAGCCAACGCAGGAAATAATAGTAGAGCAACAAGAGCAACGTAGCCCAAGTGAGGTAAGGACGAGGTTGGCTGCGTTGCTACTTGCTCATCCTGAGTTAAAATCGGTTCTCGAAGATGCCGGACATGAAAGGCAGCTCGAAGCCATGACACCCGCACAAAGAATGCAAGCCGAGGTTTCGTCTAAGCCGATTTCAAAGAAACCAGAAAACTACGAAAATGATACAGTTATCTACGAGGAATCAGAGGATTGATTTAGTCCAATCTAATTAACTCTGCCTTCCAACTGTCTTTTCCCATGCGTCCTAGGCGACCCAACTGGCACTCCCCAACTAAACACGCTCTCCCCCACTGTTGCACATCGTACCTATGGGTATAAGGGGGTCTTTGCTCAAAAGCCATATACCCAACATTAGCATACCACCACGGTAGTTTTATTCGCATTGTTCTTTTGCATTGGGTAGGCGGGACTGGGCGATGAGTATGTCCTCGCACAATGAGTCGGTGAGCGTGTCCCCCGCACGCCATGGCGAGTTGTAGCCCTTCCAGTTCGTCAGAGTTTGCGGATGCACTATAACCATGGGCAAAGATGATTGCCCCAAGTTGATAACAGCCCCGTGGTCCATAGCGGTATGGGATGCGCTTCCATCGTTTATATTCATCTGATACACCTTCCATTTTTCTGGGATTACATAAATCCCTTAATGCTTTAGGAACCCTCCTTGGGTCGGGGCGCATGATATTGTCGTCATGGTTCCCGTCAAGGAGTATTAACTCGCAATCGTTCGGCAACGCCTTGCGTATGCGTTTAAGCATATCGGCTGCGACACAGAACTCTTCGTACAGAGTATAGCCGTCAGTGTCGTCTGGGTGGACACTTGCCGCGTCTGCATCTACTACATCCCCTAGGTGGATAAAGTGAGTAAGTTTGCGCCCCTTGATTTCCTCAAGCATTCGGGCAATCGCTCTCTCACTTTGATGGGGAACGTGGGTGCAACTTATTGCACACCACTTAGCCCACTTTGCCATTATCTCTTGCGCTTGGGCAGAGACCACCAGTTGGCTATGTGTCCAATGACTCCAATCCAACCAACTACGCCCACCGCAGTTCCTGCAAAAAATATGTTACCTAACGTGTCTGCTAAAATCATAATTATTTCACCTTATACTCAGGGTTAAAATCGTTGTCCCCTACGTGTTTGAGGACATCAGCAACTTCTAAATTGTCTAATGATGTGGGTTCTGCATTGCGAATAAAACTTTCTCTTAATGCAACCCGTTCTATAATATCTTTTCGCCCGAACCAGCGACCAAATACGATGCCGAGTAGAGCCAGTCCGAGCAAGCCGACAACTAGTGATACCCAAGGCATGATGGATGTAAGGACTAATTCAGCAATAGGTGGAGTCAGTGCCAGTAGCACCCCTATTACTAAAAGTTTTGCACCACCACGCAAGAATACCAAGTTGACGGTTCCTGCAACAAGGGCTAGGAAGCCAGCAAACATAATTGGCCACCAAAGGTTCGCGCTATCTACTGCCGTTGCAACTATATCCATTGCTTCTGTCGTGGTCGCTTTTGGCGAGAAGATTGGGTTTAGTGCTGAGCATCCGCATAAGCAAGTTGCGGTTGTGCCAGAACCAATGATTACTTTTAATCTATTCCAAAATAACATTAGATATACCTTAACAGAACCGTAACACCCATGGCGGCGATTGAGCCAATGAAAGCGGCCTTTGTTTGCAATACCCACATTTTGCCCTCTATGTGGCGCAACCGCTTCTCAATGTCTCGTAATTCTTGGTCTATTTTATCTAATCTGTGCAAAACTAACTTCGCATCGTTTGACCACCCATTAGGTTCTTTCATAATCCAAACTCCTTCATGTTAGTGTACTCAACTGAACCTTGGTCTAACTTGTCATTAAGCCATGTGGGATCACTACGTTTGCTTATCTTGTGCATGATGTGAAGGATAACATGGCGCTCGCCTTCCCTGAAAGATGTTTCGTGAGAATCACCAGAAACATGGGAACTTGATCCTATATGGAACGTGGACATTAAATCAGCAAGGACGCGGTTTCCTGCCTCTGAGGAGAAAACTGTTTGGTAGTCATCTCGTTTTTTATTAGAGTTCTCCGCCAATTAACCCTCCTAACTCGCTTGCAGCCATAGCCCCATCTTTTGCCGCACTAGCAGCCGCCTGTGCTTGTTCCATCTGTGCCGCCTGTTGTTGCTGCTCTTGTTGTTGCTGACGCATCTGGGCAACCTCACGCTCCGATTTAAGGAATGCGGGGTCTACGTTGTTCTGGCTCATAAGAGAACGGAACACGGCATCTACGTCAAGGTTCTGCATAACAGTTGGGTCTACCTGTACTAACATCTGTGATGCGCTCATGGCGGTCATAAACGACTGTGATATGCTAGCACGCCTAGTTACAGCCATGGGACTGATATAGTTAATCTTGAATTGTATACCCTCCAACGCCAGAGGCGCTGGGGTAAGTAATCCCTTGGATTTCATCCATTTGAAGGTACGAGTGATTATGGGGTTCAGCCATTCAGAGTATAGGCGAGAGAGAACAGGGGATATAACCATCAACCCTTGTTGCCTACGCTCAATAATCTCGGTAGCCGTCATGCGGTCATTTTGTGGCAAACTTAAACGGTCTGCAAAAAACGCCTTTTCAATCTTCGCCTCTTCCCTGTCCATGAGTTCATGACCTATATCTGGTCGTGAGCCACTGTTGAACGGTTGAGGATAATCCCTAGTGCCTTGTCTGACGTACATGATTGAGCCAGGAGCCGTCCGTATGGGACCCTCCATGGTTCCAGCCCCTACCATCACAGGAGGGCGTACAGCCAACTCAGACGCTTCTAGGATGGTCTTAGCCATGGCGTTGACTACCCGTATAGTGGGCAACACTTCCATGGCGGGTGAGCGTCCATAATCTTCTTCTGCTGCCTTACTCCATCTAGCAATCACATACGGGTTCTCATCGAATCCACCTTCACTAAGAATATGCTTTTGTTCTATTTCTACATAGCAAGAACCCCACTCTTTGTTGGTTTTATCTTGTTTGCCATATTCACGGTCAAGGCGTATGTATACGTGGTGCAGCAAACGTATTTGCTTATCTTGCTTTTGTGGGTCGTCTGCAAACTTTCGCACTCTCTCGCTCACGCTATCTATACCAAACTCTTGTACTACTTCCCAAACGGGCATCGTAAACTCTCGGTAGATATCGGAAATAGAGCCAGAATCATCTGTTTTGACATAAATGCTACTCAGCTCCCTTGTTTGGAACTTTAGCAAACCATTTTTTTCAGCAACTAAAGTGGCTCCTGTTCCAAAACTAACTAGGTCTAACGCTTTTTCATGTGCAGATACAGAGAAGCCAGTGGCAGGATTGTCAAAATAAGCCAACATCCTGTTGGTGGAATCGTACATCCACTCCCTTACCTCATGCAACTTGTTGATTTTCTCATTGTCAGTAGTCAATTCAAACCAACGTATACCTGTATTAAACAACATCCCTTCTAGGGCTGCTGCTAGTTGTACGGCTGCTTCTGGTGCTGTGGTGTTATAGATTTTGCCCCGCCTTCTTGCACCGTTCGTTGTGGTCTTGGTGTAGAAGTTGCGGGTAGGCAAAACATAATCCGCTACATCCTGCCAGTGGTTGTCCCAATTAGACCTATTATCCTTGGCTTTATTGAAAGATTTTATGATATTTTCTGGTTTAAGAGGCATTTTTTGCTCCCTTCTTACGATTTGCGCTCCTAGAAACTTTGCGAAGGTTCTTCTTCCCGTTGCTTCCGCCCTTGCTAAGCGGTTTTTTGTGGTCAACTTCCTTGCCATCGCCTTGCTTCAGACCAAGCAAAGAGCGTGCTTTATTACGAGCAGCCCTGCGCCTAATCTGTTCCGGCTTGCCATGGAAATCACGATATTCTTTCTCGTAGTTTCTAGGTTTAGGCATAACTTTTATCCCATAAAGGTTCCTGGTTGAGCCGTACCGCCTTCGCCGGTTCCGCCAATGCCTCCACCCAATATGGTCGAACGCCTACCACCCGAACCATATCTTCTGCGCCTTCTTGCTGCTCCTTCCGCCGCATCCCCTGCGCCCTTGCGTGCAACTGAAGGCACATGGACGGGTGGGGGAGGAGGGGGAGGTGGTGGTGGTGGTGGTGCAACAAACTTTGGTTTACTAAATAATCCACCCATAACAATCTCCTAATAATCTTGCAGAGGACTATAATTATCGTAATTTACACTACTCTGCCTAGTAGTAAACTCGTCCACATAATTAGTGGAACAACGTAACATCATGACCGCATAACGTGTAGCGGACTCTATATCATCTTTAACAGGATTGATTTTACCATCTTTCCTATGTAACATTCGTTTTTCTTCAAACCATTCGTTTAGGTGGTTAAAAACCCTAAAGCGCCCTGTACGCATCCGTTCCAGTATCTCCAAGGTAATTGGCTCCCTTGACTGTCCACCACCCTTTGCATCGTCGTATCTCGCAGAGAAGCCCAACATATTTACACCCTGAGATTGGTATTGTTCTTTTAGGGCAACCCCACCACCCTTGTCTCTTACCATGCCGTCGTGGGGCCATGAAACTGGTATCCACTTTCCACGGCTCATTATTGCTTGAGAGTGGTAGGCAGCCGTTTGCCCACGCTCTTTGTAACAATCGTACACATAAACAACGTCCGCATCTGCGTCATAGGCAATCCAGCACGCAGCAGCAGGGTGATCAATCCCAAAGTCAATTCCACATATTCGCCTAAAATGTTCGGGTATTTCAAATGGTTCACACATAATCATTTCATCAGGCACATTGTAAACATTGCCAGAACCCATCATTGGGACTCCTTTTGCACGCGTATCCCTTTCGTGTTCTGGGTAACTCGACAACAAATCCGCCTTTGCCTCCTCATCTAAGTGAGGCGCATCGTCCCAAGTAACATTCTTGAAGTAGATACCATTACCGCCCTTAACGTAATGCTCAATAATGTCAGACATACCAAACAGGGGCGTTCTTGAGAATATAACCATGCCATTCTTATCTAGGGTTCGGGTTAGGGACTCTGTGTAAATCTCATAATCTTTGGGTTCTTCGTCTAACCATACACCATCACGGGCAACACCTTGAAACTTTACGGGTCCTTGTTCGTAGGACTTGAAAGTACACAAAGAAGTACCACCAGATACGTGCTTGACACGCAAAGTATCCATAACATTTGCAACACCGCATTGCCTCCATCCAAAATCTTGTATACAGGAGGCGGGTATCCACCCCTTGCCATCAGGGGCTTTCTCGCCCTCCCTCATATTACCAACCAAAGCCAGTTGCAGAATGTCCCGACACAGTTCATTGGTAGGAGCTGCAACAATCCAATCAGTTGGTTGAGTAAATTGTTTGCCCTTCCACCACGGAGGGTAAAGCCCTGTTAGATGGATTGCTACCTCGGCTGCTGCGGTTCTTGTTTTGCCAACACGGTTTCCTGCGATAATGGCGCGCTCACGATGATTAAATCCCATGTTGTGGAACTCTTCTTGCCACGCATAAGGCCCGCCCTCCAACCCATTCTCATAGGTGTCACTATAGAACTCAGACAACTGATTCTCCATAGTTGTTTCGTCCAATTCTTGCAATAAATCTAATAATTGTTCTACTTTATCCACAGCCAGTACCATCCAAATCTCCAAGGGTGTCGGAATACAGGTCACTGTTACTCCAAACGAAAAAACTCGCCTTTAAGGCATAAGGGTTTTGGGTATAAGAAAATACCGGGAAGGTCGAATCATGAAAAGCCCCGTGTATTTGCATGGGCATAACCTTGCGACGAAGATCTCCGTAACATTGCCAACTTGTGTAACCTTCGTTGCTTGCCACACTGCCGTCTCCTTCGGTGGTGCTTTTTTGCAAAAAGGTAGCAAGACCAAGCCCTTTTTCGCTTACATCAACGTCTACTAAGTGCGGAATGGTTATGGGCCAGTTGTAATGCGAAAA